TGTCAGAGTGTTCGTCGATGAGTTCCATGACTTTGTCGGGAGTCAAAGATGAGTCCTCGTGGACTAACCCAGCCCAGATGATGACCGCCTGCTCCTCCATGGTCAAGTTCTCCATGTCAATTTTTGCGAGGTTTTTTCCAAGGATTTTTTCAAACTGTGATATGGCTTTCATGCCGTATCGTAGATTTCTAATCTTATCAAGTTCGATTGGCGTGTACATAGTCCCTCCCTAAAAATAAAAGCCAGAGTTGCCTCTGGCTCCGTGTTAACTCGTCTTAACCACAATAATTTCAGTAGTTTTTGACGTCTTGCCTGCCTCAAACGCGACAATGGTCAACTTTTTGCCCACGTTCAGCGTCAAGCTGATTGAGTTGGACGCGACCGCTGTCGTGAGATTCTGCGAAAACACCCCGTCCACATAAAGTTGAATCGTGTGCGATGCCGCTGTTGCGGTGACCGTGACCGATGTCGCCGAGACGCCCCCGTAAGTGTAGTAGAACACACTCGCGGAGAACGTTGGTGACAATGACCCGCCCGCGCCTGTGAGCGAGAGAGCGGAAAGCCCCGCGGAAGCTGTGAGCCCGAGGGAAGGTTTCCCTGTGACTTTAATCGTCGCTTCGAACGTAGCCGCCTCTTCCATTTCTGCGTTGGTTGTCGCTTGGGTCACGATGCCGCTAAACGTCCACTCCGCTCCCAAAGTCGAAGGGAAGAGGATAGAAAAGGCCGTAACCGCTCCAGAGTTGAATAGAGTGAAAATTTGATTTTGGCCATTGGTGTCGCCTGGCTCGAAGAATCCTGAGATGGAGACTTCTCCACCGTCGCGCATCCCTTGGATGAACTCGCGATACGTGTCAGCGGATTCCAAAGTCGTGACGTCGATCGTGTCGGCTGTCAGGTCAATGCCCGAGACTGACGTGAGACCTGCGATGTGATTGGCACCGATTTTTAGACGCGTGCCGAATGCGTGCTTCGCCATTTTTGTACCTCCTAAAAGTAAAATTCATATTGGATGACGCACCTATATAACTTCGGTTCGTCGTCGTAAAGCTCCACGGGTTCCTGATAAGTCACGTTTTGGATGAAAGGTCCACCTGTGCCGATGACTCGGCTTTGAAACGTCAGTATCTTCGCCATCACCAGTTTCGTGAGGGACTTCATCCCCGTATAACTTGTCTGCACCACGTGGATTTCGCACGAGACTCTTTTTGAGGCCTCATAGCCCTCTAGGGACTTTTCCTGCAAGCCTTCCGTTGAGACATAAGCCACATAGGGAGCCGCGAGTAGAGACTGATTTTGACTCCGTGCGAGGAGCGGAAAAACTTTAGAGGCGAGTCCAGATACTGAACTCACCTCAGAACGAAGTGCTTCTTCGAATGTCATGGACTCACCTCATAGCTCTATCGATGGATTTCCACATCGAGTCGATAATGGTCTTCTCGATTTTGGCTTGGTTGTCTTTGAGGGCGTCTCGCATAAAATAACGCCCAGTTTTGTACTCGCCCCCGCGGGTGATAAAGCCGTATTCCTGTGCCGCAGGGTAGTAGCTCCGCTTGCCGTCTTTGGAGACTTTCACGAAAATGTCATTCATGTTCGAGTCCATCGTCACCTGATACACCGCTTTGCCCCGTCGGCCACGTTCCTTTTTCATGATGATGCCTCTTTTGAGGTTCCCCGTGTCTTCAGGAGCTTTAGATATGGCGGCATCATAGGCGATGGTCATGCCTTTTCGTGCCGCAGGAGTCACACCAGGAGCCTTGCCAAGTTCCTTGATGGATTTCCGAAGCTCATCGAGTCCTCGAATCTCTACGCGTGCTTTTCTCGCCATTTCATCACCCCATTGGATGCCGTGAGCAGATCAGCTCAACGATTTCATCATTTTTGGAGTAGGTTCGGACAATAAAATAGAGTTGCGAGTTGTACTCAAGCCGCGTCTCGTTGTCGTAGTCGATTGAGCGGACCACAAACATGACCTCAGGACGTATCCCCTGAGCGTGAGCTTGGTAAAACTCACTTTGTCGGATGGATTTTTTGTTCGCGAACACAGTTCTCTTAGCAGGAGTGCCATCCACGTATTCCCCGAACGAGTTCTGTGTCTGGACAGTGGTGATCAGGTCTACAACGTCTCTCCACAGCATCAGCTCACCACCATCGCCACGTTGACGGTTGCATCCACAGACACATCAACCTCACCGTTGACCGTGGTGTAGTTTTCTTTGCTCACGACATACTTCTGGTTCTGGTTAGGTTGGACGCCGAGGAACACAGCCTGACCCGATGCGTTGGTGATTCGCTTCTGCCCCTGAAACTCCACCGTTGCATCCGCGAGCGCGCCCGAGGACGTGACAGAAAAGGTGATGGTGTACCCGTTGTATTTTCTCACCAGTGCGAGAGCTGACTTTTGAGACTCGTAACTTGTCATCAGCTTCTCAGCGTCAGGGTTGTCCCAGCCAAACTGAGCTTTTACGTACGTAATAATGGCGTTTCTCACAAGTGGGTCAGTGTCCACGACCTTTTCGGGTACGATGGAAAATATTTTTAAGTCCTCTTGGGCAGCTGAGATGAGATTCGAAATCTCCGTGTCATATGCCGAGGAGGAGATTCGTAAGACTTTTTTGACGTCAGCGAGAAAAGTCATACTAGACCACCAGGTAGACGTCTACCTTCGACCCGTTGAGTGCTGTATTGAGGTCAAACGTGTTGCTCTCCAAGACGGTTGCCGATGTTGTGACGGTCGGCAAAGTGCCTTCGCGCACGTTGTTGTGATAAGCCAACAAAACACTGTTGTGAGCGAGTTTATAAGGGATTCCAAGGACTTCGCCGAAGCCTATCGCTGTCGTCGCTCCTGTGCCGTCATGGGCTGGAATAGTAACCTTAGTCACAGTGCGGAATGCTTTCGCTCCTGCCACTGTGCCTGCGGTATCGACCGTAAACGCTGGGAGGGTTTCAGTGATGACCTCGTTATCCATGTTGGTGCCTTCGATGATGACCTGTATCGCTTTGATGTCCGCAGCTGTGCCGCCTGCTGTGGCTGTGATGTTGCGAGCATAAGCAGGGTTTGTGATGCCTGTGGTGATGACTTGCGTCAACGCTGTCGATGTGACGGCCGCAAGGACTGCTGTGGTATTGGCGACAACTGCCGAAGCCGCAGGGACTTCGATATGAGCGATGTAACCGCGATCAACGTCAGATAGACCGTCAGTTTTGAGATTTGTATTTTTCGGATTGATGCCGATTCTGACCATATGCCACCTCCATAAAAATAGGGAGCCGAAGCTCCCCTGAATTAAGCTCGTTTTACTCTTAAGAAGCCGTTTTTCGCCGTCACGTTGCCGCCTGCGAAGATGGACCCGCGGTGAGCGATGTTGCCATTTTTGAATTGATAGTCCATGGAGCGCTCGACTGTGATAGGCGAGAAAACTGTCATGGTGTAGTTGGAAAGCGAACCGTAAGCCATGAGATATTGACCAGTTGTTGCGGTCGCAGTCGCCTTGCACTCACTGTTGATGATGTAAGGTACTCCGTCAATCGTGCCAGTGTTGCCGTTGTTGGTGACGTTGTAGATTTTCTCGCCGTCATTTGTGCGTAGAGTGGCGAATTTCTTCAAGTCCAACTTGTTGAGGATAAGCACCGCAGTCCCCTCAACGTCCTCAGTGCCACCGTAGGAGTAGATGATCTCATCAAGAGTCGTCTCGTCGATGTCAGTGACGGAGATGTCAGTTGCCGCGTCGATTGCTGTGGCGTTGGCCGAGAAAATCCCTGTGAATGTGTTAGTTGTTCCCGCGCCGATCAAGATCTGGCGAGTGATTCTCTTTCTAAGGGCGATTGTGATGCCATTTACGACTTCTGCGTCATAGTTGGCTAGAGGCAACTTGATGACTTCTTCGGTGTCCTCAGCGTAGGCGGTGATTTTGGCCTTATTAATCGTCGCATAGTTAAAAGTCGGCTCAGCAGTAGTGTAGTTGGCTTCCTCAGCTGTGTAGCCGCCTTCTCCATAGCCTGTGATGTATGGTTGACGGAAAGTTTCGCCGCCAAGTAACACTCTCACGCCTACACGGTCAAGCAAAGTCGAAACTTCGTTGAAAGTAGGCTTCAGGTCTGGTGCGTCATAACGTGGCAATATCACGTTGTTGGAAAGAGTCACCGAACGCTTTTCGATTAGCTCGCGTCCGCGTTGCTCAGAGGCTTTGCGTTGTTCCATGTCTTTGTCCATAATGTCATCTCCTGGTTTGTCAATTTTGCGTGTCTCAACTTCTCCAGAAGCCACCGCGCTAATCAAAGCCGCACGCTTCTGGATTTTCTCCTCTTGAGCTTCAAGGTCGCGAAGCTCCACTTCTAAAGCAGTCAAATCCGCGTCGTCTTGCTCAAGCATGGAGCGGATTTCAAGTTTTCTCGATTTGATTTGCTCGATTGTCATGTCGTACCTCCTCAAAAATATGTTTTCAAAAGCAACTTCCGCCGCAATTCAGCGTTTTCCAACACTTTGCGCTCCTTTTCAGCTTCCGCCTCGAAGAAACTCCTTGCAGAAATAGAAGTGGTATCGTAAGCAGGCGTATCAACCGCCGCGACATCCCAAATTTTCTTTAACTTTTTAATGATGCGTGTTCGGGTCGCTTTGTCATAGGCGTCCTCTGCCACTGTAAAAGCAAAAGACATCTTGTCGATGTCTCCCCGTTTGACTAATTTGTATAAATCCTCACCAGCTGAGGTCGGAGCGAGATTAGCCTCAATATAGAGACCTTGGTCATCTGGCATCAGCCTCAAAGTCTTGTTTCTGGTCCTTGCCATGATCATCACGTGATCAGAGTGATTGTACTTAAACGGTACATCTGTCAGATCAGCACCGTTCAGCGCACCCCTGAGGATGACTTCCGAGTATTTTTGACCGTCAATCTCATACAGAACTGTCGGAGAATCGTATGGGAAAGCATACCCACTCACGATCATTTCCTCATCCTCTTGTTCACTGGGTTTGATTTCGATTTCCATTGTCATTCTGCGTTCCTTGTCCATTTGATTCACCTCCTATAGTTGCTGTGTCTAGTCTCCTGACGGGTTGGTCTCCACCTTCCACGGGCGCCCAGTTAAAGATTTCTCGCCATTCATTTGGTGTCATCGCCCCGCGATCCACCATGGCTAAGAATTGTAGTTTCGTTTGATTCGATGCGTACTGAAGTCTGTTGCCCTCGAAGATGATTTCGTTCCCGAAACCCTGCTCGCGGTTGGAAAATAACTGATTGGTGAACGCGAGACTCATTTGGATGGCCAGAGGCTCGATGACTGACTCATAAAAAGAGCCAAACTCCTCCTCCGAGAAATTTGACTTGACGATTTTTTCATTGACTCCGAAGAATCGGTAGACTTTTGAGTCGATAAGCTCCATTTGCTTGGCGTCCACCATTTTCGGTTCGTTTTTGAGTTCCACATAGTCCGCTTTATTGTCAATCGCCGCGATCCCGCCTTGATTGGTGACTGTTAGATAGTCCTCGACGAACTTATCCTTGGCCGCTTTCATATCTTCGGCTTTTAGGATGTTCGTGTATTTGAGTAAGCCCCTTAGAAACGCTGATTGCTTGACTGCGTTGATGATGCCCTCATTCGACGTCTGGATGAGTTCGAGGGTTGGATTGATGGCTTTGTCGTTCGACGAGCCGAATAGGTCATTGTCAAAGTAGAATCTCCGTAAATGGATGAGTTCCGTATAGGGTAGAACATACGTTTGACCCGAGTTAAATTGAAACTTGGCGATGATCTCGGGTTTGCCCGTCCTTGGCTCCAGAAACTCAACTTGAGAGTAGTCGATGGGGTAGAAGGCCTTGGGATTGCCCATCGGGTCATAGTCGACATAGACGAAAGCGTTGTTCTTGACCATTAGGAGACTCACTAACTTGTAAAAAAAGTCATAAGCACTCATATACGGGTTCGGAGACGTCTGCAACAGTCTCACCGTGGTCGAGTTGACCGCTTGGATCTCCCCGTTCATCCGTCGGATGTGCTTGGGTCTCAGCTTGGCTGCGTGCCTCGCGATAGAATCCACGCACGCCCTCACCACATCGGAGTCGTAGGCGGATCCTGACCATGTCGAGAAGGTGGGTTGGTAGCCTTGTAGCATTTTTAGCTGGGTGAATGTGTTTTTTTGAGTTTGTTGCTTTTGGCCGAAAATTATTTGATAAAGTGACCGTCTTTCCAAGTCATCACCTCCCTATATCAAAGCTTGATAATCTGACATTTTCTCAAATAGCACCACGTAGGCAATCGTAAGAGAAACAGCCCCGTCGATTCTCTGTCGCTGGTTCTGTCCCTTCACTGGGCGGATATTGTCATTCTCGTCTCTCTTAACCGAGACGTTGGTCAGGTTCCATTTGAGTATTGGGTTGTTGTTATAATTTATCTTTTTGGCCATTAAATCGGCTCCAAGCTCCTTCATGGGTTGGCTCATGCTCTTGACCCCTTGCCTGACCTCCATCATGCTGAAGCCTCTCGACTTCATCTCATCGACCCAGTACGACGAGTTCCAAGGGTCGTAACCGATGTAAAGAGGATGGATGTGGTAGTCGTTCAGCATTCTGAGAAACCAGTCCGTGACATCCGAATAGTTGACCTTGTTGCCTTGCGACAAAGTCAGAAGACCCCTGTCACGCCATTTGTCGTAGGGAATCTTGTCCTCGATGACCCGTTGCTCCAAGAGTTCGGAGGGAAGGAAATATTGCTGGATCACATATTTTTTCTCGTCGTTCGGTCGCATGATGATCAGTGAGGCGCAAGTCAGATCTGTCGTTGCTGACAAGTCCACTCCCCCGATGGCGTAGGTGTTGTGGAGTTCTTCGATGTCAAAGGTCTCCTCGTTGTTGATGGCGTCGAAGGTTAACCATGTCCCCGCGACGGTGTCACGGACGTTGAAGTCCTTGGTGAGAACCGTCGGCAAAAAGTCAGGGTCATTCTTTGCCCGCTCGACGTTGGCCGCGAGTTCCTCGTAACTTTTGATGGTGCCGAGTCCCGGGTTGGCTTTTTCCCACATCCGGAAGTCCGTCCACTCTGACCTCTCATCGAGTTCGTAGATGAAACTCATAAACCGTTCATCCTCGATCGCACCGTCTAAGACTTTGCAGGCGTAGTCGTAGATGGAGTCAAAGATGCATTCGCGAACAAAGCCCGCCGTGGTGATCATGTCCAGTAAAGGTTGCTCCCTTGCTGACATGGCTTGCTTGACCACGTCGTAAAGGTTTCTATCCTTGATGGCATGTAGCTCGTCCATGATGCCGTTGTGGACATTTAGTCCGTCGAGGCTATTGGAGTCGCTCGCCAATGGTTCAAACTTCGAGAAGGTGACTGGAAAGTAGATGTCCGTCTTTCGCTTCTTCACATGCTTCGAGAGTGCTGGCGACTGGCTGACCATGTTGACCGCTTCACTGAACACGATTCTGGCTTGGTCTTTTTTCGTGGCTATGGCATAGGCCTCACTTCCACCCTCGCCATCTCCCACCATCATGTAGAGACCCGTTGCGGCTTTCTCTGTCGATTTGCCATTCTTTCGGCCGACGAGAGTGAACACCTCGCGCGCGCGCCTGAAGCCCGTGTCTTTGTGGACGAATCCGTAGACGGCTTGCAACTTGGCTTTTTGAAAGAGTTCGAGGGTTACCCCTTTGCCAATCCACTTGCCCTTGGAGTGCTTGCAAAATCGCTCAATAAACTCGATGGGACGGTTGGCCTTGTCTATATCAAAAATCCACGGTTCACGTGGATGGTTGATTTCGTTTATGATTTTCTGGTATTGCTGTTTAAGCCTGCGACAGGCTTGAATCTCGCCTGATTCGATTTTCTGCCAGTATTCGATGATATGGTTCATTTGGCCCTTTTGACAAAGCCCATGAGTTCATCGGCTTCAACCTTGGCAGTCTCTTGAGGGAGCATGTCAAACAGCTGTCGGCAGATGGCTTGATAGTTTTTCACCGTTGCGTTGTAGATACGGGTCGCTGGGCGTTCCCTTTCATATTCGACATCCTTGGTCTGGGAGAACATTTCCATCGTTCCGTTCTCGTTGATGTCCTTTTCTAGCTCCTCAAGATTGATTCGCATGAAGGCCGCGCGTTGCATGAGTCCCTCGGCTGCTTTGAACTTATCTTTGGGGATGTCTTTCAAAAGTTTTTTAAGTTGGCTGAACTCTTGAGATATCCGCCAATCTTTGTTTTTCTCGCTCGATTCTCTCATAAGTTTTTCCTCCTTTGGGAAGGGGTCTAACAATTTTCTAATTCGGGGTATACGAAAGTTGGACACGCGGTTGTTTGCGACCCCTTGCGAACCATCGTCAGGGGGGCATACTACCTAGCCACCACTTGCCCATCCTCGTCAAACCTTAGCCCACGCTCGATCACTCTTGCCTTAAGATGTTCCTCGTTGTGGCAGTCGTGACACACATACTCGAGATTGTTAAAGTTAAGCGTGATGTCTGGGTTGTTGATGTTCGTCGGTGTGATGTACGTCTTGTGATGCACGATCTTCCCCGCTCGGCCGCATCGCTCACATAGCCCATGTACGTGGCTGATGTAGCTTTGCCTTGCCTTGTGCCACTCTCGTGAGTTGTAGAACTTCCTTGCCATCTCTCTCATATGTCACCTCTATGATTGCGATTTGCTTCGGCTCGCAGTACCGTCTCGAGTCTAACCTTTGCCTCTGAGATCGAAGCCAAGAGAGTCAGCCTACTTTGATGATTTGCCCCTCATCCAAGTTAGAAAACAGGCTTTCAGGGAGGTTAGACGTGTCTCTATTTGGTACTACCTTGGTATCAACTTGGTACCTCTTCCGCATCTTGGAACTTCAGTCCCATCGTCTCCAACGCCTCTTCGGTCGATGCGAACACATGGGTAAAATACTCGTCTATCTCGCTCGCCTGATTCTCACTAACTAGCCAGTTGCAGATGTAGTGAGTGTGCTTGCTTGACTTGTAAAGCTTAACCGTAAACGTCTCGCCCTCTGCACCGATGGAGTTACAAAATGTGCTCGCGCTGTCCCTCTCTGCCTTGGGTATAACGATAACTTTACGCAAGTGCTATCCCCCACTTTCGGCTTAAATAGCGATGGACTTGTGCTAGCTCGCTTGTGTTTAGTGCTCGGTTGTATACGATGATTTCGGCTATGTCGCCGTTGAGGAAATTTCCTGGTGTTCCGTCCGAGCCAATGCTAGAATTTTGAGAATCAGTGTCACTTGTGTTGCCTGCCGTTTGAAAGTCTGTTTTTTCGCCGTCTTTTGCTCCATTGATATATTGTTGCAAAAGTGTGTTTTGATAGTTAAAAAACGCTGATTGAACTACAAAATTCGTTGTGCTTGTAGCTTGACTTGACGCTACATTTTGAGAAGAGTCGGCATCTAACCTTCTGCCTAAAACCTGGTATTTTGGCGTTGTGGTTGTTCGGATTTGAATCCTTGCGGATGTTGTTGCTGTCCCATTTGATAGAAAAAAAGATGTTCGATTTGCTCCTACTATATCTGAATATTTTACCACAACAAACACTGTCGCCCCTGCCACGTTTCGAAGCATCCCCAACGCACTCGCTCCCAAACCTAGCCTATCATCCGTACCATCAAACCGCACCACAGGCAAGCCATTTAGCCCACTTGCGATATACGTTGGTCTCGCCGCTGTGGTGGACTGTGTCGCGTCATAGCCGTTGCCGCTTTGGTCACTCCATAGTCGCACCGCTGTACCGTCATCTATCGGCTCGGTGAAAGGCTCGCTGTTGTCCCACACCGCACCCGTGATTGTTCCTGCGTTGGCGTTGGTCGTGGAGTCTGCTACGGTTGTGCCGCTACCTTTGTCAAGTTTCCAGTAGCCGACTAAGCCCGATTCGTTGCCGATGAGCCTCTTTTGGTAGTTGTCTGCGATTTCTTGTGCTGTTCGTGCGGTGTTCCAGATTCTGACGTCTGATAGTTTGCCGTTGAGAAAAAGTGAAGCGGAAAAATGTCTGCCCATATTAACTTTGTTATCCGCTGAGTTGTTAAAAGTTACATTGTCGGTTCCTGTTGCTTCCAACACGCCATTGACATATAGTTTTCGGCTTGTGTCTGATTCAAAAACTGCCGCTAAGTGATACCATGTGTTAGCTGATGCAGTTGTTGTGCTACCTGACGAAAAAGTAGTTGTATTCTGTATTTGAATATAAAATTTCCCGTCTGTTTGAAAATAAAATAAACTATAACGAACATTTCCCGCTGTCGTGTTAGATATGGCTAAAATCCGTTGACCAACATTTGTAACATCTAACCTTACCCAACACTCCATTGTAAACGGGTAAGCTGTGATGACGTTGTTTGCCTCTACAAAGTCATCTGTCCCGTCAAAGTCTAGCGAGTAGCCCTGCACCCCGATACGGTCGGCAGGTAGCCAGAGTTGCAGGTTGGGTAGGCTCCGAGGGTTAAACCTTTTGCGATTGAGTAGCAGTAGCATCAGATTGCCCTCACGATGAGTGTGATTGTCCTCGCTCCGCCTTGGTTGACAGGTGTCCCTGATGTGCCACTACGTACTTTGAGGTAGCGCACGGAGACAAAGTCGGCAGGGTTGAGTAGGATGAACCTCGATGCCGCAGCTGTGATGGTCACTTCTGTCCCAAGGGAGTCAAACACGTTGTCCCATGTGGAGTTGTCGACGCTGGCTTGTAGAGTCAAGTTTGCCGCTGTCCATGATGCTGGCATGTCGATGCCGATGAGTGTCCAGCCTGATAGATTGACGGCACCCGATAAAGATGCGCCGTTGTCGATTGTCACTGTTGTGGTTGTGGGTATCCCGCGTCCCGTTGGTGTGATAGTGTTATTTATTGGCATAGTTAGTCTCCTCTCATTTTGCACTCTGCTCCCCACCCCTGAGCCAATGTGAGTGCGTCACCCAAAAATGTCCATGAAAAAAGCCCATCTGTGATGGACTTAAAATTATCTATGGTAACATAATATCACGATTTATGAGGCCGAAAGTGCAATCATAGTGCAATCTTTTATCGCCAGCCAATCCTCTCTGCGATAGCTTCTATGATCTCCTCTCGCCAGTTGATCGCCTGTCTGCGTGAGATGTTCACCTCTTGGGCGATGCCGTCCCATGTTAAGAGTTGCGGCTTTGTCCAATATTTGAGCTTGACCAGTTTGGTGCGATGCGGGTCGAGCATCTCCATCACCGCCTCGATGGCGTCTGTGACCTCTTCCAGCTTCTGGAGCCTCTTGTCTGTGGTGAGTCGGGTTGCTGTGGAAGCAGTCGGGTTGCTTATGCCCGATCTGCCTCCTTCTTGCTGGACTTTCCCCGCGTATATGATATCTTTCCTGATGCGCTCGATTTCTTTTTTCGTATCGTGGTAAAAGTAAAGCTCTGCCTCGACGTGATGAAATGATGCCCTCGTGAGTTTCATTGACCACCCTCCATCATCTTAACGAGTGCGATGGCAAAGACGATGCCAAGGAGTCCAAGGAGTGCGAGGAAGATTAGGCAAAAGTAGATGATAGCCGTCACAATGGTCATTTCCTCTCCTCCAGATACTCAATCCATCGAATCGCTACCGCCGCCACTTGGATCAGCTCTGTCCGTAGATTGACTTTGTTGCCATCGCTCTCGAGTAGCTCCTTAGCGACCTCGCCTACTTCCTCCGTCAGCACCGCCAGCCTAAGATGCTCAGGGAACTCGTGCCTCTCCTCTTGAAACTCTCTTTCGTCTGCGATGCGTTCGAATACCCACATTCTCTTTTCAATTTCCTCAGGGATGTCAAAGTCTCCATCGTTGATTACGTTGGTGATTTGGTCTAGGGTCTCAACGTCAAATCCGTAGTGTCTGAGTTCGCTTAAAAAATTAAGTAGCTGAGCTTTGTCTAGCATCGTCGCACCCTCTCCCTTGACTGGAAAATATGTAAGTTACCCTTGGTCTCGCCGCCTAGATATATCTCTTTATCGATAAACGCCTGACCATACACTCGGCAGTTTCCCCTGACTCTCGCATCACCACACACGACCGCCATGCCTGAGACGTGAGCTGTCTCAAAGACTTCCGCCTCATCCATCACCTGAGCATCCTCATAGACTCTGCCGAATCCGTACACTTTCGCCTCGTCGCCAATCCATGCGTGACCCTTGTGAGATAGATTATCTTCCGATTGCACCCAACCACCCTTGTCGCCAATTTTGACTTGGGCAAAGTCTTTGAGAGACTCAATGCGATAGAGGATTCTGCCTTTGTGAGTCATGGTCTCGTCAGTCAGCTTGTATTTAAGTTTCATCCTCATCCTCCTTTGACCTATTTTTCGCCAGCTTCAACCGTCATGATGAGCCTCTGGAGATACCACTCTGCCTTTTTCAAATCCTCGACGCCGTTTTTATCGGTGTAGCGGGACACATACTTGAGAACATTCCCCCGCAGGTACCCTTCGAACGCCTCCTTGCTCAGCTTGGCCGCGATATAGTCTATTGTTTCGATTCCGCCGACTTTGTAGTGGTCAGGGTTGATTCTGTCTATCCCCATTTGATTAATTTCCTCCTGTGGTTGACTGTGATCAGCTTCGCCCGTCTCTTTAACTCCTCGATGGCCGCCAGCTTATACTTCAGCTCGCACCCCTTGTCATGGTAGGCGATGTCGTAGAGGTATCCTAGCTTCGCTTCTTTCCAGTTCAGCTCCGTCACTCACAAGTCCCTCCTTTGCAGTCGTTGCCGTAGGCTTCGCCCTCTTCCACGTAGATGAGGTAGCCGTTGGCATGGCACCCTTGGCACGGTTCCGCTGTGCCGTCGATGAGATGGTACCCGTGACCTTTGCAGTCTGGGCAGGTTACCTTTTTCACTCTACTGCCTCCCTAAAAATTAAGATGACCATGGCAGTCAGGATACCGATGTTGAGTATCAGGTTAACTATCGAAACGAAAAGCAATATCTTCATCATTTTCAGCCCTCCTTGGGAGTTTGCCATCGGTTCGGAGCTTGTCCAGTATGAGGCAGACTTGGACTTTGTTGAGTCCCGTTTCTCTCACGATTTGGCTTCGGGGTAGCTCGTGGAGACTCTTGACCCGCTCCCTCATCTCCTCTGGGATGTCACGTATCAAGTTGGTGATGGAGTTCTGGATTGACTTTTTCTGCGATGGCTTTCGGGTTCTAGTGATTTGGCGTAGGCTGTAGTCTGGGATAAGTACCTCATACTGTCCCCTGACGCCAGGCTTTGGGTAGATAGCCTTTTTGCGTCTTAAAGAATGAATCGCCTCTTGGACGCGATCGAGTCGCATTTCAGTCTGGTTGCGGATGTCAATGTGATTATGGATTCCCTGTTTGATGCACTCCAACACTTGAGATTGGTTTATAGTGAGTTCCATTAGATTTTTTGATTCCTCCCCCTCGTCCTTTGCGGGATGCCGTGAGCTTTGAGATGACGGTGCATTGTGTTCGGGGCGATGCCGATTTCTTTTTCAATGGCACTGTATGTTTTGCCTGTGGCTAGCTGAGTCAAGATCAGCTCCTTGGTGACGTGTGGGTACTTGTCCACCATGGTGTAGATTTTTTTAACATGTTTCTTTTTCTTGCCTTTTCCTTTGCCTCTGCCTCTGCCTTGGATGCCGTGTAAGTTAAGATGGTATTTAAGCGAGCCTTTTGGGATTTTTAGATTTTTCTCGATGTCACGATAGCTTTTGTCGCTATCCATCTCTGCCTGGACCATCTCTTTAGTGATGTGAGGGTATCTTTCGGCCACCGTAACGGGTTTTAATGTGTGTAATTTCCATGTTCTACGTCTGCCTTTGATGCCGTGGATTTTTAGGTGATGCCTTAAGCAGTTTCTGGGTATCCCTAAGTGATTTTCTATTTCTACATACGTCTTTTCTGTCGCTAATTCTTTCTCAAGGACTTCCTTGGTGATGTGTTTGTACCTTTCCTTTAATGGATTTTCCCTTGGACTAAATTTAGGTTTTTTCCTTGGAGCCAACATTTCGCCAAGTTTCTGAAACTCTTTGCCGATCTGGCACTCCTCTATGCAGACTTTCATTGTCGCTTTCTTTGTGTTGATCATCTCCGTCACTTCGCACCGTCTACAATGCGTTTCCGTTAGCTTGGTGATTTCCTTGAGTATTGGTAGCCTATTCACTGGTCATCACTATCCCATCCCATTCTTCGCGGATTTGGTCAGCCTTCGCTTTCACTTCCTGCACCATTTTCTTTGAGATGCGAGGGTGACATCCCATCGCCTCTGTCATGTGGTCTTGCCCGATAAGGTAGGCTTGGGTGTTGACTCTTTCGAGCCAGTCCCAGTATTGAGTGAGGGTCATGGATTTCACTTTCTGGAAGATGCGTCTTTTCTGGTCGTCGGTCATATGTCCTCCATGACGATCGAGATATATGGCTTGTCCACTTTCTCTCCGCGCCTGATCGTGAGTGCTGGGACACAATTAAAGTTGTCGTCTGGTAGGATGCCTGCCTTAACCAAACCATCGTTGATGAATTTGCAGGCCGTCGCGTAGTTGTCTGCGTCTCTCCGTCGATTGTCAGCAAAGTGAAACATGTAGACTAAAATCACTTTATCGACTTTTTCGATTGACTGCCGCTTGACCTCAATCATGACAGCTGCTTCCCACTCTTTCTTTCGCTTGGCGATTTCAAAATGGTGCATGCGTCGGAACTCGTTTTGCGTGGGTGGAATCCCCTCAATCCGCAGTATCTGCATGGTTCCTCCTGTACTCCATCGCCAGCTCAACTAGCTCGTCGTAGAGCTTGATGCCCTTGGCGTAGTCCTCTGGCTTGATCATGGGGTTTTCAAGGTATTCCGCGCCGTTGACGATTCGCTTTAAGACTGCCTCGTACTCACTGTAACTTGTAATCTTCATAGCGTTGGATATGCCCCCTAAAAAGATACTTAAACTTTCGCGTCCCCGTCTCCCTACCCTTGGCGATTGTAGAGTTGACGATCGTCCCTTGGGTGCTTTTCTCCTCGCCCTCCCACAAAAACTCCACCATATCCGCATCTTGCTCGATTTCGCCTGAGTCTCTCAAGTGATGGAGTTGCGGTTCCTCCTTGGCTCCC